TTAAACAATTTATTACTTTTGTTGGTTCAAAAAAAGTGGATTTCCATTTTTCTGATTGTTGTTTACTCATTGGCCAATCATGATTTATTTGATAATTCATTGATCCTGAATCCATCGTTGGATCAAAAAAATCACCTAACTCTACCAAATGCTTCTTATTCGATATCTTTGGTTTATTCATTATGCAAAATTAGACATATCTACTTCATCAATATAATCTGATGGTGGTTGTGGTACTGGACAAGAACATCCAGTTAATTGTAAACCTATAATTATAATTAATAAAAATAACATAACACCTAAAACCTTACAACTTATTTCTTCAAATTGCGTCATATACTATCTTATATTTTTTATAAAGTTTATTACAAAGTTTCATATCACCTGGAAGTAATCTTTTCTGAATATTACAATCCAACTCCAATTGTTCTATTATTTCAAAATCTTCTTCAAGTTCTTCTGTCCAAGCTCCTGGCATAGATTTCTCATCTACATATTGTATAAATGTTGTTCTCAAATGTTTAATCTTTTTTAAATGTGGGTTTATTTTCCCCATTTTCCATTCTTTACAATTGTTGCCATTATTCCATAGTTGGAAACATCCAGAAATGCATCTTCTAATGGTTCATCATTAACCACAGATTCTCTACCACCCATCAACAAAGTTTTTAATCGTTGTATTTTATCGTTCATTCTGAACCATAACCCTGTAAGTGATAGCTTAACTTCCTCAGGTGTTTGTAATTGTGTTCCAACACTAATATTGCCAGGGCCGTAATCGTGTTGCTTATGTAAAAACAATTCATATTGTTCTTGTTGAATCTTCTTGAACTCAGTAGTCATCTGAGGCCAATCATGTTCCATCAATGCTACAACATCACCACTGTCGCCTGTTAAATACGAATTTATTTCTTTTTTTGTGCTAGATTCTTTAATAACTTCTACCATTCTTTGTTCCCTTAAATAACTCACTAACTTCTGTAATATGTTTACACTTTCGTCTATAAGTATAACCTAAACAGTTACAACTATAAAAATCTTTATTAAAAATAACTGTATAATCTTTTACTTTCCAACTCATAGGTTTAGATTTTTTAATCTTTGGTTTAGTATCTACCCAATTTAAATCTTTTAAAGTAGTTCCTTCTGGAACAGATTTCCAATTAGAACCACTTACTGCAAAAGTACCAGAAGTAGTATTAACTACTGTTGGATTCATAGAACCTTTAATTGTAATCATTACCTTTTTATTTAGAATGCCAAGATTCCTTTTTACTTAAAGTACCCTTTTCAATTCTTTTTGTAAATTGTTTATACATCTTATTTAAAGCTTTTCTCTGCTTAATAGTTAAACTACCCCTTTTATGAACTTGTTTTTCAATAGATTCCAAGAAGTATTCTGTACTAGATTCATATGATGGTGTATATTTACACTCATGTAATTTCCGTTTAATCATATTCAATTTAGCTATAGTATTCTCAGTATAATCTAACTTACTTTTTCTATTCTCAGGATTTGAAATTTTAGCGTATGATTTAACAACCTTAGTAATAGCTGATTCCATCTTAGGTGTAATCTTTCTACCACTTATTAAAGCTTTATACATAGAAACTACAAACTCACGATATCCACCATCAGTTAAATAATTATTATCCGTTAATATATGGTCAAGTTGTTTTATCCTCTTACCATACTTAACTTTATTTTCTTCAACCTGTTTCTCCATTTTGGGTAGAACAACTTTTGTTTTGTTTTTCGTAACCTTCAAATTTTCAACGTATGGATTCATTTCAAATAATTAGGACCTGTCCAAGCAAACCAATCAGTATTATTATCAAAAATATTACCTCTAACGTGTTTAGCTGCTGATGCCCAACCAGCTGGTTTAAAAACATCACCAGCTTTCATTGGTAATCCTTTATGTTCACCATCTTTCTTAGCAATAAATCCCCAAACACTATTATCCTCAATAACTTTAATAAATTTTCTACCACTAACAAGTATAGGTTTACATTCTCTATAAGAATCTGGCATCCAATTATTAAATTTTATAATAATATTATTTAAGAGATTATCAACTGCTTTATCAAAATCTCCCATAAGCGGTAAAGGTTTTATTCCATTAATCATATATTTCTCTCATTTACTACCTAAATATACACATAAAATGCAATACAAGTCAAGGTTTATTTTAATTATTTTTCTTCCGATTCTCATTCAAACCAATATACTTATGGTTCTCCCTTACAACAGGCTTAATAACCTTCTCAGACACGAATTTACCATTATCTATACAGACTACCTTCTCACCATTAGCGTTCTCTTTAACCCAAACATCGCCTCTCATTATGCTAATTCCAACATTGCAAATGGAACTCTATATATTCTACCCCTCATATCAACGAGAGCCTTCTTAACCATCATTTTAGTGATAACACCAGAAGTTTTTTTAGTTTTCTGAACTACATTTACCTTAGATCCAACACTTAGTGCTGATTTACCCAACATAGTTTTACAATCATTAATGAATGATGATAACTCATTCAATTCTGAAAGACTACTTAGATTTCTGAGTTCTTTTTTTAAGTTTATTAAGTTTAACATTTATTACCTTTTCTTTATACCTAAATATACACATAAAATGCAACACGAGTCAAGCCTTTTTTTAACTTTTTTTAACACAATACCAAGTACAATATTTACCACCTTTATACTCGATTACTGCTTTATGTTTTTTACATTTATCACATTTCATACCTAAATATAAGGATAAAGGACCATACAAGTCAAGCCTTTTTTTATTTTTTTTGAGCGGGTGGACGGAATCGAACCGACAGCATCAGCTTGGAAGGCTGAGGTATTGCCATTATACGACACCCGCAGAGCCAGAGATTGGATTCGAACCAACGACCTGAGGTTTACAAAACCCCTGCTCTACCAACTGAGCTACCCTGGCGTAGCCCCCAGCAGAATCGAACTGCTGTTCCCAGGATGAAAACCTGATGTCCTAACCACTAGACGAGGGGGCCTTGTAAATATATTATTACTCTGATATTTCTTCTACAACAAAACCTATTTCACAAACATCATTATTGCAAAATTTATCTATCTGTGCTTCTTCACCTTCAACACCAACAAAACTTAAATAACCAAGCTTCTTAACTTGTTTATTATATTCTTTCTCATCAATTGCTTCATAAGGCATCTGTTTATAAGCACCACCATTTGTTCTTGGTAATAAAGATATACCTTTTAATCTGTATTGAAAATAGTTTAAAACGTGTGGTAGTTCATCTGATTCTGTTTCAGGGTTGAATGTGGCTGTACAGCTAACTTGATTATCTGCCCAATGTCGTTGAAGAAATGCAGCTAAACTGAACTGTTCCCATATTGATAATTCAGCCGCAGTTCTTATACCCTCACCCACATCTACAGGCACCTCTACCACCAACGTAGAATCTTCTGAACCAAATGCGGGTTCTAATTTGTAACCTGCTTTCTTTAATGGTCCTATTAACTCTGAATGTTTTGATAACCTCATTCTTCTTATATAAAATCTTGACTCTGGATAGTGCATTCCAGGAGTTGCTCCTACTAAAAGTGAAACCGTACCACTTGGTTTAACTGATGTGGTTTTAATTGATTTTGGTATGGCAAACCAATCAGAATACATGCAATCCCATTCTTGAATAATATCATATCCTTTTTCTAACCATTTTCTTAATTCTTCCATTCCGTGTTTCGTAATAAACTGAGCAACACCACTAACACTACAACCGATCCGTCTATTTCTTAACATAACTCTATTGGTATCTGACCAATGAGTTTTTCCAAGTGTTACCGTCTTAGCATACAGATAGGCATATTTAAGTGTTCTAAGATAATCCTCTAATGATTCATGATTGTTTGGAAAAGTTTCTACTAAACAACATAACTCATATGATTCTAATGATTGTTCCAAACATGGATTACCACCAGCAACTCTATGGTCTTTATTGTCTTTACCATTTTTCATTCGTGAATAACTTCTCATATTTTCTAACCAAGCAAAACCAGGTTCACCATTATCCACGATTCGTTTACATACATCAGTATAATCCATACCAAGTTCAGCATATACTGAGTTATTAGAAGTCCACCCATAAGTTTCCCTATGTTTATTCACTTCATAATTTTTTAAATCTAAATACTCTTCATCAAAAGGATCACCAAATACAATTTCTGCAGTTCTACGAACATTACCTGCCACAACACATTTTCCTATAAGATTCATAATATCAACGATTGTAGTAGTAGTAATTGGTTCTCCTATATTTTTACCTAATACTCTTCTAATCTCCTGATGAATGTCTTGTAATGGTTTATAACCACTTGATACTCCACCAAAACCTTTTATTGGTTCTCCTTCATCTCTAATCATAACATAATCAAAATAAACAACACTTGTAGCATGAAAGTATGATTCTAAAAGTAACTTAACAGATTCTACCCATCCTTCTCTTGTATCAGGTATCTCAAACCGTTCGCTTTTTCTATCTTTATTGGGTTCTTTTATAAGAATTTGACCACTACCCTTAGTATCAAATCCAACACCAACACCTAACATTGACGCGTCCATTAGAAATGTAAATGGTTTTGAATAATCTTCTTTGATTGTTGATGTAGATACGAATGCACAATTGTTTAGTGCTGCATATAATCCTCGCTCTTCAGTTATAGGTGTACCCATAGCCCACAGACCACGACCTGGAGGTAAAAATTTCATGTAAAAAATTCTATCATACATTTCTTGAGCTGACCTTTGAGCTTGCCATGCATTCCAACCTAATTGATATGATTCAATATGATTTTTTTGCATAGAATAAGTTCCCTCTACAACCCTCTTAACCGTTTCCCACCATCTTTCATTTTTACCATCTTCTTTGATACGAGAATAGGTTCTCATATAAACTAATTCACCTAAACCGTTAAATCCAAATGGAGGTCTCTTTCTTTTATATTTATTTATAAAATTTTCAGATAAACGAAACTCATTCATTTATAACTAACTCCTAACTATTATAATCTTTTAAAATAACATTGGACACATAACTAAATATAATATATACTCAAGATTATTCAAAACCTTCTACTGGTTTATTCATATCTTTGTATTTATTTGCTAGAGTTTTTCTTAAATACTCTTCTGAATTATCCATCTTTGATTGTTGTTGTTTTCCACTCTTAGAACTAGCCTCAAATACTTCTATTTTACCTATATTAGTATTTATCATCGCTGGGTAGGTTATTCCATCAATACCAAATCTATTCTTTATAACATGAAATCTACCCGTATTTGCTATTTTATCTTCTACTTTCCTACTTAGAGAAACTACAAAATCAGCAATCATTACTTTACTATATGCCTCTGCAACTTTTGATGCATCAATTATATCTTCTTCTAATGAAGAACGATTTGCTTGTGAAGCAGTCCATATTGGAATATTAAACTCACCAGCTAATCCTCTCAAGTCTTCATATATTGATTCTAATATATGCCTTTTCTCTCTACCAGTCCCCATTAATAAATCTGCATAATCAACAAAAGCTAAATCTGCTTTAATTCCCTGTATTTCTAGCTGTTTTAAATGAGCAGATAAAGATTGAACTGAAATAGATTTTGTTGGATAATATTTTATAATTAATCTACCATCTAATTGGGAAATCCTTTTTTCTACATCTTCTCTATAAAATTTTATATTTGCAGTAGTAACACCACTAAAAATAGAATCGTACCGTAACCCAACATAATTTTCATTTAATTCTAATGTATAATGTATAACTGTTTTACCATTTTTAATTGAAGAAGCACCCATCGCTTGTAAACACCAAGATTTACCAATACCTGCTGGAGCAACCATAACTCCTAACTCTCCACCAGCTAATCCACCATCCATTATTTCATCTATAACAGACCATCCAGTTGAAACTGTATCTCTTGTTGATTTAGAAAGCCTTTCTTCAATTCCAGTAATATAATCATGACCTATGTCCTTAGCAGTACCAGCTTTCATAGCTTCATCAATAATAGATTTAATATCTTCATACTTACCATGTTGTAATAAATCTACAGATTTAATAATAGCGCTCTTCAAAGTTTGATTCCTACAAAAATCTAAAGTTTTTTCCTCTACAAACTTCAAATCTGTAGATTCTATATTTCTCCACGCCAATTTTAATTTATCAATTACTGCCGATTTTAATATATCATCATCTAATTCTTCTACTTTAATTTTTAACACTTCAAGAGTTGGTGCTGTTTTATATTCATAGAAATATGCAATAGTAGTTCCTACAAGCCATTTATTAGAATCTGAATCAAAGAATTTAGGTTTTAATATATCAGATATAGTTTGGATAAACGATTTTTTTGTTAAAAGTAAGGCAATAATCTTTGATTGAAAAGCATTCCCAAATTTTAATAATGTAGAATCATCGTTCACCGTATAACCCTTTTTTTCTATCATTATTTAATTTCTCTTTTTTCTTTTTATAATATCTTTCTTTTGATTTTTCACGAAGTTTTTCTCTATTTCTTTCATAATGCTCCATCTGCCATTTCTTTTGAGCTTCCTTCTTTTCTTTTTCCGTGAAATATTTACGATTTCTCCCCATAAGATTTCTCTGCCATTTGATTTAATCTATTAAAAGTTGTCATTAACCAGCTATTTAAATTTGGTAACGCAGAATATAATTTATCTTCTAAAAACATTTTCTGAAATTTCATTTTTATAAGCCTTTGTATAGGTTTATTAACATTATTAAGAATTTTCATTTTAGTTGAAGCTGAGATATCAACATCTGATAATTGCATTAATTTAAAATTTCTTTCTATAATACCTTTAGATTCTGGTAATTCTGTAATAACCTCATCAATATTAACTATACGATTCTCACTCAAAAACGGTAATTTTTTTTGAATTGTTTTTAAACCTAAACCTCTTACACCAGGTATGTTATCTGATTTATCACCATCTAATACCCTATACCAAATAAGGTTATGAGATGATATACCATACTCACTTAGTACAGCGTCTTCATCATACATCTTCTTTTTGGTTGGACTCCATACTCTTATTCTACTATTTGCCAACTGAAGAAAATCTTTATCAGTAGACATAATAGTAATTTCAGAATCAGTAAGTACTTGTCTACTTAAATAACCAATCGTATCATCTGCTTCAATGTTATCATATGACATTACAGTTACGGGAAGAGCATTTAAGTATTCAACACACCGTTGAAGTTGCATAATCATATTCTGCCGTTCATCTTCAACTGAGGCAAAATCATTAGAACGATTTAATCTATACTTAGTTCTTTTCCTATTCTTATATTCAGGATATACTTTACGGCGGCGGGTAGACCCACCTTTACCATCAAATACTATAATGGTTCTGGTGGGTCTAAAGGTTTTAATCACGTAACCAACTGATTTTAAAAAACCAACTATTCCCCCAACGTGAATCCCATCATCATTGAGAGTTGGTATAACACTAAATACTCTTATAAAAGTATTTAAGCCATCTATTATCAGTACTTTATCATTAGGTTTACCATCGTCAGTCTTACCGCCACTTTTTTTTATTTGATTAAGAATAGAAAGATATCTACCATTACTCATCTTTTATTTCTTCTGTTATTACATCATCTATACCGAAATTCTTATCATATTTAAGAATTACTTTTTCACAAATCATATTATAACAATATTCTTTGAATTCTGGATCTTCAAGTTTTTCAGACCACTCTTTAGATTGAAATTTGATTACCTCATCTCTATATTTCAAGGTATACCAAGCACCTCCTTGTTTTACAAGATTATGATCTTTCATGACGTGTAACCAACTTCCATCATCATCTATACCAGTTTCAAAATATAATTCAAAATCCGCATGTCTCATTGGAGGGCCAAGTCTATTCTTAATAACTTGAGCTCTCATTTTCATACCAATAGTATTCTTTTTACTATCTTTAATTTGTCCAATATTTTTTAATCTGATACGAGTTGAAGAATGAAAAGGCAATGCTTTACCACCACTTGTAGTCCAAGGGTCTCCAAACATTACACCAAGTTTCTGTCTAAGCTGATTAGTAAATACTAAAGCTATTTTCTGTCTACCAATCATTTGCGTAATCTTTCTCATAGCTTTTGATATAATAATAGCTTTAGAAGTTGCCCAACCGTCTTTCTCGAAATCGGCTTCCATTTCTACTTTAGTTGATGCGCCCGCTAGGGAATCTACAAGAATAGTAACTAGCCTATCTTTATCTGATTCTCGAACTTTAGCAACAATTTCTTCAATAGCCTGGAATATATCCTCAACTGTTTCCAAATGAAGATACAACATATTATCTACATTAATACCTATAGCACCAAGAAACTCAGTACTTACAGATGTTTCAGTATCTATATAAATACCTACTCCACCTTGTTTTTGAGTTTCAGCGATAATATGCGCACCAAGTAAAGATTTTCCACTTGATTCTAATCCATTGATTTCTGTAATTCTACCTACAGCAATTCCACCATTAGGTTTATTGGCAATTGCCAAGTCCAACATTGTTGAACCTGTAGATACAAAATCTTTTATATCTGTGGGTGTAGTATCAGTACCATCTAAGAAATATGCTACCTTCATATCCTTAAATTTATTGTTCAAGTTCTTAGCTAATGAACTAGCTAAATCATCACGAACTGACATTTAAGAACTCCTTAACTATTAAATAATTCATCGAAAGCCGCTGTTGAATCAGTAGTTGGTGCAACAGTTTTTTTCGTTTCCTTAGATACAGTTTCCTTTTTTTCTGTTGAAGAGTTTTGTCCTGAATCTTCAGTTGGAGTTAACCATTCATTAAGAATATCAGTTAACTCATCATAAGACATTTCATTATAAATTTCACGAATATCTTTCTGAGTTTCTTTGATTTTCTTTAATACAGCAGTATCATCTGTTACTGATGTTTGATTTGGTTTTACTCTAATTGAAGTAGAAGGAAATGATGCGCCAGTTTCTTCAGCTGTTTTGAATTCAACTGTTACATCACGACCATTTACAGGATCAGTGATATCACCATAATCAGGATCTGCTATAATTGACAGAAGTTCTTGATATACGGTTTTACCAAAACCCCAATACTTTACACCTTCATTCTCTTCACCACGAACTATTACGGGAGTAAAAGTTCTCATCTTTGCTTCCACTTTCTTACCAAGACGATAATCTTCTTTATTACCACTTGTTTTTAGTTTCTGCGCAAATTCCTCAATTGGGTCTGGACGACCAAATGAAATTGGGGAAAGATAAGATTTACCACCTAAGTCATAGTGAAAAAATAATTCAATAAATGGTGAATCTGGATTGTATTTGTAAGGTACGATTCGGATTTGAGATCTTCCTGGTTGAGGTTTCCACAAATTAGATGTTCTAGTGTTTGTGGCCTGTAACTGAGTTAGTCTCTTCTTTATTGCATTAATATCCATTTTTTAATCTCCTATTTTTTAATTTAAATTTAAGTTGTCAATTTTCAATATAGTAATATATATAAGGTTGTTTTCGGAAAAACAATTTTTTTTATTTGTTATCTATTATATTTTCCCAAGTGTTTATATCAACTATAGTATAAATTCTAGTTGGTATAATATTCAACCCACTTTCATTTGTCAATAATAATTTGTTTTGGTAATTTTCCCAAGGTACGGGAAATGACTTATCTAACTTACCTTCATTTAAACTTCTAATAGTTTCATTTAGTGCATTAATAGTATAAAGAGTATTTGTTTGCTTTTTTCTATGTAAAGAAATAGTATCCTGAATACCTTCCATAAAATCTTCATCATACTCTACATTATAAGTACATATTAATTGGTGGCGATCGTTTTCATTCTGAAATACATAGATTTTATCATATAAAATATCATTACATTCTATAATAATATCAACAGTCCTATTTAAGTTTGACCGTTTTACGAATGTGCATAGTAGTTGAGTTTTCATTATACTTCTTCTAGTGGTTTATTATGAAATCTACCAGCTCCTGGATTTTGACTTCTACCTTCAATAGACCAACCAACATTAAACTCAAATGATGGAATAGCCAATGTACTCACTCCATCCGATGAATCTATTTCAATTTCACCCTTTTCAGCTAAACCCTTTGTTTGTGATTTTATACTATCATTAGAAAAAAGTTGCATTTTTAAATTATCCTCATATGCTTTATGTGATATATAACCATACATATAATAATTTTCTATTCTAAGTTTAAGTTTTTCCATTGTATCATCATCTACAGGTAAACCTTTTTTCTTTCTTTCACTATATAGACCAGATTTACCATCTTTACCATACAAAGCGCTCATTATTTTTTTGTGTCCAATAGCACCTTCTTCTAATTCAGCTTCCAAATTAGATAAATATTCTTCACTAACACCCACACGCGTAGCAGCTTTTTTCATATTATCTCTATTATCTTTTTGAAGTTTTTGATGTTCCTCTAAAGGTTTATCCAATCCCTTAGCATAAATCTTATCATGCGATTTTGATATTCCTACTATAATTTCCTTTTTCTTTCCATCGGGATCATCTTTCATCGTACTCTTTTCAACTTTAGCTGTCAATGCACTAGCACCACCAACTCCTTTCTTAACACTTCTACCATCCAATGTAACTATTTTTCTATCACCTTCACCTCTACTACCTATAGAAATAATATCTACAGTTTCTAATGTAGAACTTTCAGGTAATAAAGCGCAACCACCATTTTCTGTACCATTACCATTGTCATGCATATCTACTATAGCATCATAAATTTCAGCATAATTAGCCCAACCCTCACTAAGACTTGGAACACCGTTGTGATTAGCTATAGCAGACATAGTAGATTTAAAATCTGCAAACCATTGTTCAGGATCTTCATTAGGATCTCTCTCAGAAAAAGATTTCAACCCACTAATTATACTTCTAGTTTCATCATCAACACCACCTGCTTGCTCTGCTAATTCAGCATATCTGTCAGCCATTCCACCTATAGCATCTTTAATAACTGTTACTCTGTTTTCAGGTGTGTCTGGAACAACTCCTTTATTCATATCAATAAAATCTAAATCACCTTTTTCTATAGCTTCAGAATACTCTTCCATATTTCTATTATTTCTATCTCTTAAAACTTTTTCTTTATCTGATATACCTGGTTCGTTTACATCTAATCTTTTAATTTCTAAACTACCTACTTTAACGGATTCGATTTTACCACTACTACTTTTCTTTACAGAAGCTACCGGCTTACCATCAGATTTTTTTATAACTTTAGGTTTTCCCTTTTCATCAACAAATGTTTGATTTGGAGCAGTTTTTTTACCACCCCAAGTAGAGGTTTTTATTTCAGAAATACCTTGTGACTTTAAATAATTTTTAAGTATAGCAGTATTAGAATTACTCACACCCTTACCACCTACATATATTCTATCAGCCTTATCAGACCCCTGCCTTTTCCAATTATTTGGTGATTGTGCTATATAAAATTTAACTGATTCTGGTGAACCTTGTGGTGATTCGGTTATTCTTAAATATGGTTTTAACTTTTCTTTATCTTGCTCTGACAGTTCTTCTCCACCAAACATTTTACCCATAATTCCTTTTACTTCTTCATGGTCTTTTCTATGTGGATTACTTTCATCATTTATTTTGTTATCTAAACTATCATTTATAGCTTGGATTGAAGCTTTAACTTGTTCTCTATTTTTTAATGATCTTTTATCAGTTCCCATAGAATCTATAACATCACTGACCTTCCTACCTTCACCCTCAGGTTCTTTACCTTTTTCTTCCGCTGATTTAATATCTTCTTCATCATAACCTTCATCATCCAAATATTGTTTCGCAGCACCATATCCAGCTTTTTGAGATGGTGTTTTACCACCTTTATAACCTAATCCAGTACTAACAAGTATTTGCCTACCTGTTTTAGGATTTTTAATCTTCTTTTTTAATACATTATCAGGAATAGCTTCTTCTAAACTTGAAATGTATTCATAAACAAAAACTGGATCATATTTCATTTCAATTAAAAGTTGACCTAATTTAATAAGATGCGCAGTATTTGTAGGATCTGGCATCCCATCATTTACTAAATAAGACCACTCTTTTACAACCTTTGGAATATCTAAGATCATTTTAGTCCTCACTCTTTAGTATCCTAAATGTAGTAGCTTTTCTTCCGTTAATAGTTGGCATTCCATGCTTATCTTTACCTATAGATTTTACAACCATTTTTTTATTTTTAAATCTACCAACAAGAATTGTATCTCCGATTTTAACTGGTAATATTATATCTTCTAATAAATCTTTTAGTTTAATCAACAAACTTCTCCGTTATGTCTTTCATATCGTGGTAACTATTTCCCCAACCAACTTTTACAGGATATTTGCCATTCTGTTCAATTACACTTTTAACTTTTTTCAAGTAATCTAAACCATCATCTATATTAAAATCAAACAAAAAAGAATCATAACTATATAAAATCAGTTTAGATTCATATCCATCTAATTGTGGAATTAAAGAAGTTAACATTTTCATATTATTCTCGGTTTCCATCAACTGAATAAAATAATTAAATAATTTATTCTTATTCATATCAGATAGATTCTTCTTATATATCTTCTTATTATAAATATTAGAAATTATAAAATCCTTCTCTTTATAAACCTTCCAAAAATGTTCTATAAAATCATACACCTTTGAAAAAAATGGATTTAATTGAACCACTTCCATAGGTATTCCACCATACAGATATTTAAATGATTTCTGTTTTGATTCTCCATAATCACAACCATAAAATTTAGCCATATATTCATGAACCGATCCTTCTGGAAATTCATATCCAACTTTATCAGCAATCAATCGTAAATGATACCCATCATAGTCCATCTCAACCAAAACACCATCTTCAAATCTACTTACAAATGGTTTCCTACTACCATCCTTTTTGTTGAGAGCCGCAAAATTAATTCCGCCAAATCTATTAGATGGACGACCAGTAGATGTGTAAGGATTATATTCACTATACACCATACCATCTAGTGTTTGTAACCCATTTGATTCAATATATTGTAAGTTTTCTAATACCTTATCATTGTATGACAAATTGACACAATCGGATAGAATTTCATTTTTTTCTTTAAATAGCTTGGTTAGTTTATGACAGGATTCCAAATGCTTCATTATAGGAATAATAGTATTTATATTATCTTGATTATAAAATTTAGAATAAAAAAACCTATGAGCTGCAGTAGTTATATCTTCAATATAAAGCGGCTCATTCTTATTCATATAATAATTTAAATTTAAATCAATTATATTTTTCCAATTTACAAAATGTAATAATTTCTTTTTATCATATGTATATTTTTTATTTGATGATTTTATTTTATTAAGATACTCTTTAGGAAGATTTAAAGATTCGGAATGATTAAATGGCAAAATAAACTCTTTATCTTTTATATTCACATATAATAAACTCAACTTTGTATCACAAGGATGTTTATTATCATCACATTGTATTGGTATTACAATGGAATCGTTTTCTTCAAATTCCGTTATAAACTCTTTCCAATCTATATCATTCTCTATTATCTTCACTATAACCTATTTTATGTTTTACATAAGTAACTATATCTTCTGCAATATTTGTTTTAGTAAATTTATCCATTCCTTCAAAACCAGGAGATGAATTTACTTCACATATTCTGTATCCACCATTATCAAATAATAAATCGACTCCTGCTATATCTAAATTTAATAGTCTAGCTGATTCACCACCCAGCCATTCTATATCAGCATCAACTTGATACGGAATACCGTTACCACCTCTTGTAATGTTAGCTCTAAAATCATCATCGGTTGCTTGCCTCATCATACAACCAATAACCTTACCATTCAAAACAAACACTCTAATATCTTTTCCCCACGAATCTTTTACAAACTCTTGAACTATAATGTTATAACTTGGCTTTGTTATTTCTGCCATTTTAAGAAGTTGTTCAAATTGTTTTTTAGTTTCTGCTAAAAACACTCCAGCACCAAATGAACCACTTAATGTTTTTATAATTACTGGAAAATTTAAATTCTTTTCTACCCAATCTAAATTAATTGGATGTCTTACTAAAAGTGTTTTGGGTACTGGTAAATTTGATTCACCTAAGATTTGTTGTGTATATAACTTATCCTTAACTGTATCTATGGATGCACTACCATTGATTAATATAACTCCGAGACGTTCTAGATGTCGTAAAATTGCTTTTATATAATATGTAGTTCCACTACCAGTTCTTGGTATTACAAAGTCAGGGAGTGCTCTTGCCTTACCATCAACCAATATACTTTTTCTATCATCTCTATCTACGAAAATATCTACATCGTCTGGATTGACTACACGGATCTTAATTCCTTGTTTCTCAAATTCCTCTACAAGTTTTTGAGTTTCCCAAGATTCGTCTATAGGATTTTTATATAATATCCAACCATTCATATCTATAACCTCTATTTAGTAATATATATTAACTTTAGTCAGTAAAATACATATTAATATCCATCTGATCCACCACTTGTATTAGTAGTAGTTGTTTCTGTAGTACCTATTGAAACTTTGTACTCTTTTTGTAATTGTGAAAAGATATACTCTTTAGATTCTTTAGCTGGTTTTAAAAATTGTATGGGATTTAAAATTTTACTAATTCTTGGCAATACTCTACTAGCTCTACCAATCTGACCTTCATTATGTTTTTTTACTACATTATAAGGTCCAACCAACATCCAATCTAAAGAAACCGTTTTATAAAATGGTACTTCTAATCCAAAATCATTACTACTTACTTCAAATACTTCACCATTTTCATCATTTCCTTGGCGCGCAAAATATCTAATTACTTTTCCTTTCTTATAATCCTCCTTTGTTATTCTCAAAACATAAGGATCTATATACACTTCTCTTCTTAATTTATTTTTCTTAGATTTTTTATATTTAGCAAAATTAGTATTTGGAATTAATTTAAAAATAAGTTCTGATTTACTACTATGAACTGCTCCAGTCATATAATACTCTTTTTTATCTTTAGTATAATGTATATGATATGGTATCCCTGGCTTTACTGCTACACCGCTACCATCAATAAATTCATATGGAAGCGAAATTCCAGCTGCAGTTTTAACAAAATCTGTTTTTTCATGTATTTGTTCTATTGCCGACATTTAATTTCTCCTATTTAATG